CTATAAATACTTATTGGCTGCATTTTTCATAGTAGAAAATCTGTTAGTATCATTAGCCTTTCCACCTATTTGAATTACTTGTTCTGCTTTTAATCCAGATGCTTTAAAATCATTAACTCGCATTAATGGGCAAGATAATTTTTGAGCCACCATGACTGCAGCAAATAAATCTGCATCCCCTAAATAAGTTACTATTTTTTTCATATCATATTCCTCCTCTTTTGGATATAGTTTTTCACCTTTATTATTAAATACATAGTAGCCTTTAAACTTATCACATTCAGCCTTAGCATTAGCCAAATCACTATAAGCACCTTTCTGACTATCTGCATCTTTCCATGACTTTCTAACCCTATATAGTTCTTTGGAAATAGGTTTATTTGGCTTATTATCAGCTAGTTTCTTTTTAAAGTCATTCCACATACTCCAATTATTCTTACTCCATGGATAAGGACACACCTTTCTACTTGCATCATAATGTCTTACTACTCTATCACTAGGTATGTCATATTTATTCATTAACTGTTTAACTAACTCTACTGTATTAGACTCTGTAGAACTTGATATATCATCATTAGTTCCACACATCTCAATTCCTATAGAGTTTTGATTGGTTATTCCATACTTGCCATTACCATCTCCACAATGCCAACTAGAGTTAATTTCTTCTACTACTTGCACTATGTTACTACTATCCACAAAATAATGCGCTGAAGCATTTCTATTCCCTCCGCCAAAATAATTAGCATTATTTAAAGCAGTGTCGGTTTTATTTCCTGTAAAGTGCATTACAATATATTTTATTTTCTGACCACTTCTACTAGAAAAGTTATACTTAGATATCTTTCTTATTATTGATTTCATAATTCATTCCTCCTTAAATATAAAAGAGTGAGATTGCTCTCACTCTGTAAACTACTCTTTAGATATTTGCTTAATTAATTGGTTTCCATATACTGCAGCTCCAGTTACAAGTATTCCTTGAACAACACTATCTGCACTAAAACCTTTCATTACCAAGAGACTTAATATAATACCTATAGGTAATAAAATTACTGGAATATACTTATCTTTTACTCTTTCAGTGTCTTTAAGTATAGCTCCAATTATTAATAGTACTGGTATTAAAATTAAAGCATTTTCTGTAATGTAATTAATAATTTCCATAATTATCTCTCCTTCATATTTTAAATATAATAGCTATAGCTCCACCAATAAGTGCACCTACTACAGTTCTCCATAACCATGTCTGACTATCTTCTAATTTTTTAACTCTGTTATACAAATCTTTGTTATTAACTTCTAATAGGGTTTCTATCCTTACTAATCTTTCTTTTATCTCTTGTGTATTTTCATCAGCCATATTGCACCTCCTTCAAAATAAAAATATTAAATAAAAGTATAAAAATCATTTTAAATGCCATAATAAGTACAGGAACTAAACTTTTAAAAAAATAATTAAAAAATATTAAAATAAGTGTATATTTATTTAATATTTTTAGCATACTAGAAATAAGATAAGATTATGATTTTGTAAATAATCATCTATCCATAGTATTCACTTCATGGTTAATTTAATGTATAGAAAAATAATCCATTAAAAGCAGACAAGCTTTAGTTTCATACATTATTTTTCGAAAAATAAAAGACACTAGAAATTAATCTAATGCCTTTATGTTACTTCGTAATATAATTCTATTGGTAATTTGTCCAAAATAAAAAAGCCTTATGGCTCTACTTGTTTATATCAGTTAATATCTCTGTTTTTTCTTCTTCTGTAAGCTTAGTATACTCCTGTATTATATCCTCTTCAGTTCTACTCTCTAATTCCATTCTTGCTTTAATTGCATTTATAAATATACTTTTTTTCCAACTTGGCATATTCTACACCCCCATCATATTAGCCATTGCTATTTCCATATTAGCCATTCTTGTTTTTAAATCTTCTTCCTCTTTAACCGGTGCTTCAAGACCTAATATTTGTGCTTTTGCATTCTCCTCGTAAGTTAAAGATGGATTTGGTATGAATGGTTCCTCCTGTACTATATAAGCCCTCCCATTTTTTAAAATTACATATCCATTTTCTTTAATTTCATAAGTATACATTAATATCATCCTTTCTTTATTTATCTTAGATAGTCTATATTAACTAGACCATTACCTTCAATTACTCTACCTAGATACTCACACCTACCATTTACCCACATTTTCTCTGTCCTTAGTCTTCTTTCAATAAATTTATTATCGTAAGAACGACCTTTTCCACCAAATAAATACATTCTTGATTTACTACCTATAGCAATACAACCCAATAATTCATCTGGTGATAATCCAGTTGAGGCATATTTGGATGAACCAAGTCCTTCCAAGTGGTATTCTCCTATGAAAGAGGGGTATGAGCCACCTATGCAAAACAAGTTACCATTGCATATACAAGATTGACCCTTCTCTCCTTGGTAAGAAGCATCGAGTGAACCTAATTGTACTTGCCTAGATGTCCTAAGAAATAATTTATATATTTTATTTAATTCTACGTGTGTCACATACATAACATCACCTACACATGTAGTTTTATTATTAAGAATGGTAATTCCATTTATACCTAAACTTTTAAAAAGGGTGTAAGTTTGATTAGTTACGTCATACTTCCAATAATTATTTTGGTTAGGGGCACCACTGTAAATATGAAGTATGCCTTTATAATACCCTAAGCCTGAACCGTATTTTTCCTCCGGGAAATTTGCTAACTGAGTGTAGATGTTTTTTTCAATATCATATACCCAGTGGGACTTACCAAATGTGCTAACATTAGCATATGACCCTATTAAATGTATTTTATTAGACTCTACAAAAGCTAAACTAGTCATATAGCAAGGTAAAGGGGAGTCAGCTATTTCAGTTAATTTATCCGTTGGAATGTTATATTTAAGGGCTTTAAATTTATGGGTATCATCATTATAATCTAAAGCACCCCCAAATATATAAATATCATCTTTCACAAGGATTCCTGTACCTAAATAAAAGTAATAAGGTAAGTTTTCATGTTGTATTCTCTCCAATCTAGAGTCAACGAAAATATTAGTTTTTACTACTTTATCATTATTTTGCATAGTCCATATTTGACCAGGTATTAGAGAAAATTCTCCTTCCTTTGACGTTTTCAATGGGGTGTTTACCCTATTTATTTCACCTGAAATAGGTTGTATATATGTTTCTGGTGGATAAATAGTTATATTTTGGGGTATGTACCATACCTCTTTTTTAGGTTTATAAGCTATTATATAATTATAACCAGTACACCCATAATAAATATTTTCATTATCCGCTGTATAACTGGCTCCACCATCATTCGAAACCATTCCATCTACTTCCTCACAGGTATTAGTAATAAAATTGTATCTATCTACTTTTGTCTTATAGTTAATGTTAAAATCAACACCGCCTCCTAAGATATAAACATATGAACCAAATTTAGTAGCTCCACCATAAGTATGTGGATTTATAGTCTTTGTTCCTGTAACTGTATAAGTATCGGTAGCAACATCATAATAAACGATATCATTAGTTGAACTAAAAGAATATATCTTATTTTGAAATTCAACAATTGGGGTAAAAGAATAACTATACACAGCTTTAGCTAATTCAACATAGGTATTATTAGTTGGGTCATACCTCCAATGAAGCGTATTGTAAAATATATGAATGTAGCCCTCAACTACTATAGCTACTGCACCAGTTAGTGAAGAAGCACTTGTCGGAATATCTTCACCTTGAATATAGCTATTTGTAGCTATATCATATATATATACTTTTTTACTAAACCCCGCCGCAGAAGTTCCTATAAGGTATATTTTATCATTTATAACCACTAACGAACCCTGAGAAAAGTTAATCGGTATCTCAGCTAATTCCTCCCAATTTTCACCTTTTAAATCTAATCTAAAAAGTTTATAACCACTAAATAAATATAAATATCCTTTATTATAAATTAATCTTCCTCCACTAGTGCTAATAAATGTTGCTGGAGGGAGGTCTGTAATAGCATAAGGTTCAGTTCTAATTAATTCTGGACATTTTGTAATACCTCCGCCACGTTTATTTACTATAAAAACACCATTACCTACCCTCACTATTTTTACTGGAATATTAGCTCTTAAAGTACCTTCATTTATAGGATTTTCATCCTCCTTTAATGGAATAGCAGTACCTCCATTAAAGGAAATAGTAGCATTATCTACATTATCTACATGAGGCACTATTGTATATTCAAAAAGATTAGGATCTTCTACAGTTATAGTATAAGCACTAGCTGTTCCTCCTGTTGTTATCGGCTCTAGTGCATTTTTATTTAGTTTTAGAGGTATTTCTCTATCAACTGCATCTAGTCTTCCTTTTATACCTTCTATGTCAGTAGGTATATTGCTGACTTTTTTTATACCTTCCTCATGCTCTTTTAATATCTTATCAGCCTCGTCCCAATTAGGATTAGTAGCAGTTATATCCGGAGGAGAGTCATCTAAACCTATCTTTTTAAATCTATAATTAGTAGTTTCTTGCATAACATCACTCCTTTAATTTTGAGGCATATAGTAATATAGCTCTCTCCAATTTTTCATAGTATCTTTTATATTTCTCCAGTTTGTAAAGTTATTCATTACATCTCTCCAACTAGAGTAGTATCTAGTAACATTAAGTTTAATATGTCCAGGTATTAAAGGTTTTAATGCCCTTTCAATATCCTCAAATCTAAACTCCTCCTGATTAGAACTAGGGAAAACCATAATTTGAATTACACCTTGTCCATGCTCTGGAGAATTCTCCTCTGAACCAGTATAAAACTTAACCGTACTATCCACATTCATTATTGCCATAACCATAGACTTTATAGTGACTTCATTAAGTTTATCTCTTTTTCTGCCTAGTGCTAATAAATATTGTCTTCTTTGTTCTAAATTACCTTCTGGTTGTATATTAAGAAATATTTCTGTTCTGATTATACTTTCTTCATCCATAGAAACTATACAAGAGTTATCTAAGTTTTTCTTCATATCATTGGTTAGTTCATTAATCTTAGTAGATTCCACCTGAGATATAAGCTCAAATTCTCTTATATCTTTTAGATAGGATGGTATATAATCTTTAATATTAACTTCATAAAACATTTTAGACCACCACCAAACTTAAAGCTCCTAGTGTTGGTATATCCTCTTCTAACAGAGATATATCTTCAATAGCTCCATTTATAAGTATATTACTTACATCAGATACACTCTCTAATCCTAAAATCACACTAGCAAGTCCTATATAACTAACTTTATTAGCTCTATATGTTAAACCTGATAAATAATTAGTTATCGCCTCTTCTGCTCCTACAACTTGTGAAAATCCATTGTTTAAAGATATATTTCCACTAATATCAATAGTCTTTACATTTCCTGTTGTTACAGTTACTTTAGCGCCTATTGGAGCTTTACCATTACCAAGTCCTGTTGACCCTGGATCTATATAATCCTGGAAAGATTTGATTAATTCAGTAGAGGCTACTTGATTATTTGAATTAGTTATACTCACTTTAACAGTATTAGGGCCAAGTGCAAGTGGAAATACCTTAGGTATTCCTATTCCATCAAAATCATTAGCCCATTTTAAATATTGATTTATATTACCATCAGAAGATTGATTTACTATGCTATCTTTAGTTCTCATTCTTAAAGCATCATCACTTTCTATATCTTCCCCGTATATAAGTATGTCATCTAAAGTTGCTGCTGCTATATTTGAATTATTATCTAAGGGTAGTAAAGTTCCTGTATAATTATTGCCTATAACTCCAGGCTGTTCACATTGCAACTGAAATACTCCCTCGCTTATTCTTTCCCTAACCAGATAAGTTGTATCTTCTATTCTAAATCTCGCTCCTATAGGCACATCTACAAGCGAGGAATTGTTATCCTTAAAGGTTCCTTTTCTTGTTGCATGAGTAGCCAACCTTCTAGTTATTCCATATTCACTACATTTTTTAGTTAAATACTCACCTTCTGTTGTGTCTAAAAAATATAAATCTCTTTCACTCTGCATAATAAAATAAGCCTCAGCTAATTTTAAAGCAGCTGGGGCTAATGCATTATAAATTATAGATCCTTCTCTTTTATCTATATAAGAAGGAATTTGTTCCAACATATCAGCTAGTATAAATTCGTAAGTATATTTATCACTTTGCAAATCAACCATTAACCTACCTCCTTTCTAATCTCTATATCTCCATAAATACTTTCAACTTTTCCAGTATAATAAAGATTCTCTCCTGAAGAAGTTATTTTTACAATATTTACAGATATTATCCTATCATCTTGTAAAAGTGCCTCTTCCACTATTCTGTGAATATCTGCTTTTACATATAGAGGGTCTTGTCCAATCAAGTCTTGAAGCTCAACACCATGATCATAACTATAAATAAGATACTCGTACCTTTCAGTATCAAGAATACAATCAATAGTTTGTTTAAGTGCCTCTATATCTTCTATATACCCATCAATACATTTTTTATTAGTATCAATCCTATATGTTTTATTACCATAATTATTTGTTTGTTGAGGAAGATTATCTATAACATTATTAAAGTTATCATTAGGTATCATGTTTACCTCCTCTATAATTTATCTAAAATCACAAACTTTTGCCCTCCATGAGCTTTAATGAGCGCTACTTTTTCACTAACTTTTAAAGGTTCTTTTTTAAACCTATTAGTTATAACCAGAAATGGTTCTTCTATTTGCAATTTTGAATTACTATCTAATTTTATTTTGACTGGATTAGCATTAATCACTGTACCAAAAACTACGTCAGAAAGATTTGCATAGTTTAAGTAATTAGATACTATTACTTTTATTGCATCTGTCATCATATTATCAACTCCAAATCCATTGTATGGTGATGACCCTTATTAAATTTATGTGATACCTTCTTAACCATAGCCCATTGTTTAAGTTTTAGTTCAGATATATCTATATATATTCCTGAACCACCTCTAACTCTTGTATCACCCAAAGCTGGTATACTGAATGTTTTTTCTTCCTTATTATAGTACTTAAGTAACTTCTCAGCTTTTTCTTTTATTTGAGCCGGATTAAGATTTTCATCAACTTTATCATAAAACTGTAATGTTCCCCATTGCGCCATACTTTTGCTATCTTGGACTATATAACTCTCTCTAGTACCAGTTTCTTTATTGTCCTTGGCTAGTTTAATTTTATTGTAGGTTTCTCCATCTATACTAATCTCATAACTATAACCTAATGCATAACTCTTATCACCTAATACTATAGGTAATTTAAGTTCGCCTGCTTCAACGAGTTCAATAAATCCGAACTTATCATACAAAATATACTTTCTTCCTGTTGCTAGCAATGTATCCGCTATACTGTCATATATCATATCTAAATATGTTTTATTATCCTCTATTTTATTAGGTAGAGTATACTTAGTAGTTCTTATATTACCTACTCTCATATTAGGTCTTTCCGCTATTATTTCTCTTACGAGTTTATCCGTAGAATGACCTTTAAGCACCTTAGTATCTTTATATTTAAAATATCTAAGAGAGTCATAAGCTGTAACTTCTTTTAAACCACCCTCATTGCTTATCTTAAATACAAAACCATAGAATATATTAGCACCCATATACTTAAATCTAACTACAGAACCATTAGGAAATATATACCCATCTTTATAGGAGAAAGTAAGCTTTGAGGCACCATTTTGAACTTCTGAATCCCAGTTTATATCATCAACAACAATCTCAGATAAGTCATAAATTTTCTGTGTTTTGCTATCTTGTATTATAAACTCATATTCTTTATTTTTAGCCATTTATTGCTCCCTCCTTTTATGGTATTTTTATTCTTTGTCCTGGATAAATTAAATTAGGATTATTACCTAATGGTGGTCTATTAATTTTGTATATTTCTGTCCATCTAGCCCCATTACCTAGGTATTTCTTAGCTATATTCCATAAGCAATCTCCTCTGACTATAGTGTACATTTTATTAGCTGGTTTAGGGGGTGAAGCCTTTCTTGTTGGAGTTGGTGGTTTATATGCTATAGATGGGTTTGTTTTAAGTTCCTTAAGAGAATAAGGAACATACTCTTTAAGAGAGAAACTAGTATAATAGTCTCCCTCTTCTCCTGCAGTTTCTTTTATTTCTAAACTTGTTATAGTCACTAATATAGATAAATCTCTAGTGATACCATTAGTACATATAAAGCGTACAGTCTTCTTATTTTTCATCCAACTATTAAATTTACTTATATAATAATCAGGACCTTTAAACTTATTTTTAGTCTCTACAAGAGTTGAAGCTCTATGAGGAAATTGTGCTTCAAACTTTACCTCCATCAATCCTTTAACTCCTGGAACTGATATTTTACCAAGTTTAAGAACTTCATATTCTTCACTCTCACATTCTATACTTTTGCTTATCTCTTCCGGATTCGTCGGTAGCCTAATAGTCACTTTCTCTTCTTCATCTCTAAAGAATATTGCGTAACTCATACTTAAACCCCCTCTGCCACAACTGCTATTTCTTCTCTTAATATTTTCTCTATGATACCAACTAATTTATTAGCATCTGCTGTTTCTTTTACATCACCAAAAGATATCTGAACATTAGGTGCAAGAGTTGCTTGAGTATATTTAAGCATATAATCTCTGTCTGCTATATCTTTTAAATACTTAATATCTTCCTTATCTATAGATACATTTAAGCTTCCAGCACTTCCCCCTTTACCATTAGTAACAGGTAAAGCTCCATTATTCATATATTTACCCATATCACCCATAGCACCAATTCCCCCAGGTATTTCAGGTTTTCCTATACCTCCTGTAGACATTCCTTTAATAGCATTCGAACCCCAATTATATCCTTTATTAAATGAATCATTAAGGTTTTTATATTCCATACGATCTAGTTTTACTACCTTTTTATCTGATCTTAAATCAGCTATTTTACCCTCAATGTAGGATATTGTATTATTCATACCTGAAGTTAAATCTACTGAAATTCCTGGAATGGCATTAAGCATATTTTCAACTTGCTGTGCTATTGAAGTGAAAATCTCATTTACATATAAAGCTAAATCCCAAAATAGTTTCTTCACAGCATATACAGGATCTATAAAGATATTCGCAAAGAACTCTGCAAAAGAGGCTACTATGTTATAGCACCATGCAAATCCATTATAGATTATTGCAAACATCATCATAAAAGAACCGGTAACTGCTCCAACTATTTGATCCGTAGTTACTCCAAACTGCATGAGTACATATATTAATATACCTACTATTGCTATCAATAAAAGTATTGGCCACTGAGCAATTAAAAATCCTATAGCTGCAGACCATATAGGTGGAACCATTGCCCATAGTTGTTTTATAAGTAAAGGTATTAATACAAATGCTGCCGCTAATAATAGAGGTTGGATTATGTTCCAATTATCTACTATAGCTTGGCCTAAAAATGATATAATTTGTACTACCCATAAAAACCCTTGAGCTAATATATCTATGGCTCCTTTAACTCCTGTTACAAATGATTGAAAGCCTGCTGTATTAATTAAAGCATTAGATTTCTCTATAACTTCTTCAAAAGACTTTATTGCATGATTTTTTATAGAAGTTCCTATATCAGACCAGGTCATAGGAATAGTTTCAAATTTACCATTTATATCATTAGCCATACCAAACATAGCATTTTTAATAATATCAGCTGTAAGTTCTCCATCAGCTCCTAATTGTTTAAGTTCACCTTTAGTTACCCCTAAATATTTAGAAATAGCTTGTGTTATCATAGGTGCATTTTCTGAAATACTTCTAAGTTCATCACCTTGTAATTTCCCTGAAGATAAGGCTTGAGTTAGTTGAAGCATTCCGGACTGTTGTTCTACTTTGCTTGCACCACCAACTTTAAATGACTTCTGAATTAATTCAGTAAAATCAACTATCTCTTGCGAAGAACTAAAAGCATCCCCTGCCATCATTCCAATCTTAGCTACTGCCTTCTGCATGTCTAAGTAAGCACCTCTAGACCTTTCTGCTGCTACAAAAATATTATCCTGTAACTTAGCAGTGGTCTGTAGACCATCATTCATCATGTCTATTCTAGCTCTGGTATTCATATAATCATCACTTATGGCCGTACCTTGTTTAATAGCCATAAATCCACCCACTGCTGCTGTCATTCTTTTTATACCATTTATGAATGAATTAGCCCCGCTTTGATTAGATAACTTATTGTTAAAACTATCTACCTTTGTTGAAGTTCCTAAGATAGAATTGCCGAACCTTCTATTTCCTGCATCCATAAGATTAAGTGTTTTAGTATATTTATCTGTAAGTTTAAACATTGCATTTAAAGTAGGCATGCTATCTCTTCCTCCTTCCCCTTCCAGTAGATTGAGCTTTCTTTTTAATCTTATCTTGTTCTTCTTTTTCTGCCTCAATTCTTTTTATAATTGACGCATATACAAATATCTTTTCTTCTTTTGGAAGATTGACTATTTGCGAGGGTAGTAAATGTAACTTTTGGAGAGCGAAATGGGCTATAACATAATCCACTTCACCCTCCTCTATTAGTTTTTTATCTCTTCTATTTTAGTTTCATCCTCTTCCTCCAATCCAGATAATTTCTGAACTGCTCCACTAAGAGTAGTAAATTCACCTAAAGATAACATTTTAGACAATAAACTTACTTCTCCCATAACTCCATAACCCTTTTGTAACTCTGCATTTTTTAAATCCGGGAATACTACAGCAGAAGCTACAAGGTCATTTACGTAAGCAGCTCTATCAAAGATTTCTTGTTTAGTTTTCTTATCTCTTCTAGTATGTTTTTTCATAAGAATATCATTTTCTTCTGACATGATAGCTCTAATTTCCCATGAAATTGGAACTCCTTTTTCATCCTTAAATCTATTTGATACCACCACAAACTCATTTTCTATTTTTATAGGGTTTAAAAATGCACTTAAATTTCTTTCCATAAAATATTCCTCCATTATACATATTAATATTGTTAAAGAAAGCCCTATCCCTAAGAATAAGGCTGTTGCTGATATTGATAACTTAAATAATTGAAATACTATTGTATCCACGACTATCTATAGTTTGAAGGTAAGTCAAAGAAATCTAATCCTTCAATATCATCAAAAGTAAAATCTGTGTCTATTGTTATAGGGTCATCACTTGAATCATCAAGGTTAGTAACTGGAATCGTAGCAAATAATACTCCTAAAAGCATTATTGTTTGCTTTCCTATTGTTGATTGATGATCCTCATTAGTTATTTGTAATTTGATATCTGGCAAAGTCCCATCTTTAATATACTTAATTGCCATTCTTAACATATCTGAGTTCATAAAATACATTGTCATAGAGCCTGTACCTTCTGCACCAACTACTTTATGTTGAGTCATTCTATGACCTAACATTGGCTTTGCTTGCACAATTAAATCTAGTTGTGCTTTAAGTGCTGATATCTCAAATAATTCTCTATTTTGTCCATCTATGGTTATAAAGGCCTTTCCTTCCTTAGAGGATATAGTATCCTTTAACCTAACATGATTATTACTCATAGATTTATTGTCCCTCCTATACTAATATAGTCATATATAATTTTTCAGCAGAGTCTACTACTTCAACCCCAGTTCTAACTACCATAGCGTCACTGTCAGTACCAGGTCCTACAGTTATATCCTCTGGTGTAAAGTTTTCAATAGCATTTAACTTTTGTAGGTTTTTACAGTATTCTACTAAATCCCCTCTGTAAAGTGTTCTTCCTGACTCATTATTATCTATCTTGCCTTTATATCCATATTCCCATATATTAGATATATCATTTGCCATATTGTCTAGAGTCCTTATAACTCTATTCTTCCTTAATGACTTTTTCTTTTTTTCACCAAAAGTAGTTAAAGAATTTATATCGTAAACTAAGGTAACTCTTTGATTATTATCAACCTTAAATACCATCTTTCCCTCTAGTGTCTTTGTTTCCATACCTTCCTTAAGTAATCTAGGAACCACATCTATAGCCCCTTGATATACTTTACCCGTATTAGATTGATTTAAATTTGCTCCTGCTGTAGCACCTGCTACCCAGTAACAAGTCTGACTAGGAGTTAATTCTGTCCCATCTTCTAAAACAACTCCATTTCCCACGATTATGATTCCTTCATAATCACAAGAGTAATTAGAAACAACAGCCTGGACTTTAACTCCTTCATTCTCCCTAAGACTTCTTATATATTTTTCAATATCTGATTTTACACTTGAGTTATCCCCACCATAACAAAGGGTATTAAAATTATAGGTTTTAATAGACTCTAAACATGCTTTATATTCTTCTTGACTCGTTGAAGTTGTTTCCCCTCCAGATAATTTAATAGTAGCTGCTCCTATAACTCCTGTACCTGATAAACTTACATAATCATTATCCTTAAACTCTTCAAATGTAGTTATAGTTTGTTTATCTACCATTTCACCATCTATATAAGTAATGAAGTCGAACTCACTTCCTGATTCTTGAACTACAATATTTATATCATTTCCTCTTAATCCTTCACATATAGCTGTAGCAGTAACACCTGTTACCACTTGTCCTTCAGCTTTTGTTCCAGAGTTTGTTTTACAAACCAATACCTCAATAGCATTTTTAAATATTTCTCTAAGTGCTATTATGTCGTCAACTCTATAACCCAAGGTACTTAGAGTATCACTATCATTCTTTATTTTATTAATCTGACCTTTCACTCCCCAATCAAGTTCTATTGGTAAAGCTACTACACCTCTACTGCCTATATCAATAGATAGTGGTGTTTCTCCTAATATATTGATATAAGCACCAGGTAATATCTTATCTTGTTTGATCCATGTTCCTCCCATGCTATACCTCCTTAATTTCTGTATTAGTATCTAAATTGTTCATCTTTATACCGTCTATAATTAATGCTTCTGAATATTTAACATCAAACATGATATGAAGTACATCATCTGTAATATTAGCTTTAATGTTAAGAGCTCTAAATGTACCTAAATCCCTAAATTCCCTTAATAAGTTTTCTTGCACTAAATACATTTCATTGTTTTTGTTATATTCTTCATTAGGAAAATAGGAGACATCATAACTTATAGTTGATCCATACTTTGTATTAAGTTTTTTCTCATAGTCTTGGTCATAAATAGATATAAAAAAAGAAGGTGTTTTAAATTTCTGTGGCACCTTCTCATCATATATAGTTATACCTGGATATAAACTTAATAATTTATTCTTTACTTCATCATTAATACTATTTACCATGTTTCCTATTCACCTCTTCTACAGCTTTCTTGAACTCTTCTACCATTGCTTTATCAACTTTAGTTATAGCTATTTCAAGAATGAATTTTCCTTTTACAAACCCTTTTGTCTTTCCATTACTTACAATTCTGTGTCCATAATTAACATATGAGGCGTAATCAGCAATATTAAACAGTTCTTTTGAAACCCCATCATAAGATTCTTTAACTGGATTAGTAAACCAATTTTCTCTCATATGCCCTGATTTTACAGGAGTTATTCTTTTAACCTCTCTAAGTCCAATATTTAAGGATTTGTTTAATACCTTTTTATCTATCTCTTTAATATCCTTAACCATAGATTCGAGTTCTTTTCTATATTGATCTATTGCGGCTTTATTTCTTCTTGCATTACTTCCCATTATGCAGTCTCTTCCTTCTGTACATCTATTTCTATATGGGCTGAATATGGAAAGCTTTCTCCTGCTTTAAAGGTATATATCCTACCACTCTTTTGTTTAATTACTAGCTTATCACCTTTTAAAACATCCACATTAGGACCGGTAAAGACTTTATGGGCTATTGTTAATATTGGTGTATTTTCATCACTTATACCACTTAATTTCTCTTTAGATAGCCTACAAGGGACATCTATATACTTTTCAACATCTTGCATCCTAGTTATGCCATTAACTTTAACTTCCTCATACCTAAGTATAGTCATTTTATCTTTATGGAGTTTTGCTAATATTGAACCATTCAATAATATTCCCTCCTTAAAACTTTAACCTTCTAAAATTCCTCAAAATCTTCTTATCTGAATCATTTATTGAATAAGTTAGAGTATCAGCTCCGTTATTTTCTATTGCAAACTCAAGCTTTGTATCTCCTTCAGATATACTTTTAACTCCTCTATATTCATTATCTTCGTACCTTAAGATACTAATTACTTTGTTCTGTATAAAGGTTTCTAGTTCTGTAGGAACTTGTTTTATGTTACAATAGCTCATTATTTCATTACTAATACTTTTAACATAATAATTAATCAATACATCTTTACTATTGTCAGTAATTCCTAATAATGCTTTTATTTCTTCTATCATAACCTTATTCCTCTAAAACCTTTATAAGTTCCTCTTTATTTAAAGAAGAATAACCCCGTATTCCTCTTTCTTTGGCTAGGTACTTTAATTCATTTGAGTTTAATTCAGATAAATTAAGAGTTTCTTTTGTGACTTCTTGTTTAGTTTCACCTTCTGCAATTTCTGCTACTCCATAGTCTTTTTCAGTAAACCAATTAACTAACCAATTACTTTCTGTTTCTCCTACTCCATTAGCAAAGGATACACCAGCAATAATACCAGTGTATCCTTCTTCTGGAGTAGTTATTTTATATTTCATAAAATACGCCTCCTATTTTACTTTTATATTTCTTAGTACTCCAGCTTTTCTAGAGTTCTTTAATGCTATAGCAGCTACCATTTCAACTTCACCTGTTTTTACTGCTCCTGGTGCAGTTAAGTTAGGAAGATATGTGTTAATCATCTTATCACCTTTAACGGTTACTCCATGGAAACCTCCTATATCAATAGTAGCTGCAAATAAGTCTGTTAGACCTGTAACAATAGTTGAACCGTCTGGTTTTCTTGTATCTGCAATCTTAACTGTTGGACTTGTGTTAGCCCCATTTGTGTAATATCCTAAGTCCATAAGAGGTATTCCATCATAAGCATCTACTTTTCTTCCAAAGGCATCTTCTGATTGGGTTAGATAACCAGCTCTTCTTGCTACGGATCTTATCTTTGTCATTAATTTAGAATTTCCCATTAACATAGTAGGCTTACCAGCTAATTCAGATAAGAAAGAATCAAGTAAATCTAAGAACTCTTTATAATTAGTATCTATAGCTCCACTTGAAGATAAGTCTATGAATGCATCAGTATTAATTTCTGTATCTGTTCCAACTAAAGCCTTGTCTAATCCATCAAATGATTTACTATCTGTAGCACTATCCCCATTAATAACTGTGTAATGAAATAAGTTACTTGCTGCTAAGATTTTCTCCTTGAGTTGAAAGTCAACCTCATCTACTGCTCCTGAAGTATTTGCTATAACTCTATCTAGTTGGAATGATCCTCCAAATATTTTTAAATCTACGCTTTCCTTTTTTCTCTTTGCTTCTTGTGGAGCATATTCACTGTTTATTGCTCTAAATCCTGCTGTAGCTGGAGTTAATAGTCTAGTGTATCCATAAGTTAAAGTACTTCCTCCTGTACCTGGAGAAACCGCATCATCAAATATTAAACTATCTAATAATAAAGAACTCCTTCTAAACTCGTCTACAACCATCTGGTCAACTTTGTCTGCCATTGATACTTTTGCTTCTGCTAATGTTATTGCCATTATATATCACCTTTCCTCTACTATTTATTTTCATATCTTTGTGCTAATGCACTTTTTAAATCTGTTGGTGCTTGTGGTGTTGGATCACTCTTCCCATCTATAGGAGGAGTACCAATTACAGTACTGCTAAATAATAAAGATTTACCTTCCTTTTCTGTAGATATAATTGAATCTAAATTCTTAGGAGTGTTATTTTCATCAAACTCAATCTTATCTTTGTGCTTAAACATAAAGTAATCTTCATCAGTACACCCTGCACCTTTAAGAGCTACCTTTATAGCTGACTCTTTTTGTATTCTGATATTCTCAGCCTTTTGGTCTGCTATTGCTTTTTCATACTCTTTGACCTTTGTTTGTAATGTTTCATTATCACCATTGCTTTTCTTTAAATCTGTAATTGTCTTATTGGCTTCTGATAATTGAGTTTTGGTACCTTCTAACTCTGTTGTAGCATTCTTTACTTTTTCCTTTTCTGCTTCAACGTCCTTCCCATTCTCAGCCATAACAGATTTAATTTGTTCTTCTGTTAATCCTAGCTCTTTTAAAAACTCTGTTTTCATGATATAAAATCTCCTTTCGTATTAAGTAGTTTTAGGTGTGTTACTATCCACCACGAATTGACTATTTTAGGTCTAATCTTCTGACCGATTTTAAGCATAATAAAAAGCCTTAGTTTCCTAAGACTTTAATTACTTATTATTTGTCCCTAGTACATTTCTTTCAATTCTATCTTCTACCCTTCTATTCATATACATTAGTGCAATTTCTATATGCTCTAAAGCCTTTGCATTATACTCTGAACTAAATGGTCCAGCTTGGAAACATTGAAGTCTATGTCTTACTATTTCTAACAAATCAGAGTCAATTACACCTGATTTACTTCCTTCTGTATTTCTAGCCCCATTTTGAAATTCAATAGGAAGATGTACATCAGAATTACCTTTTATTATATACACATGGTTTGCTCCCCCATTTCCCTTCTCATCATGTATAAAAACCTCATTTAACTTCTCTCTTTTTTGAATAGTGTTTAATTTAATCATTTTCTTTTCCTCCTTAAATTTAAACGTAATTAAACCCTTTATATAATTTTCTATTTAGATTTTCTACAACCTCTTCTAAACTAGTGTGAATAGTTCCATACTCACCCATCTTTACTGTTATAGGAGTATGTTTTATAGACAAAGGCTGTGTTAAAGGTTGATTGTTAGGAATAGTTGCACTTTTCATATTAATCTTAGGCATTTCATCCAATTTATAAGCCACCATTCTTTTATTATTGCAACTATCTTTATGCTTACATTTCTCACATCTACTATCTATTTTACTTAAATTAGCTATGTTTATCATCTCGCTTTTAAACATAATAAAAGCACCTACTCTTTATTTAAGTAAGTGCTTACTATTTGTTATATAATTCTTTAGCTTTTAAAAATTCAATTCTTAAAAGTCTTTTAAATTCCTCAACGTCTATTTCTCCAACCGCTGCACAAATATCTGGAATTTCTTCATTTAATAACTCTGTAACTTTCCTATCCTCTTGATACATTTCATCATAATTATCAAGTAATAATTCAGTTTCTAACTCAAGATAAAATGGATAATTTTCATCTTCTTCATATTTTCCATCTAAATATGTTTCAATTATATCAAGAACCTTTTTAATCATTCTTTCTCCACTCCTCCTTTGGATTATTCCTACATACGATACTAACAATTTCGTTTGTTTCACTATTTCTAATAATAGCTATATTATTTTCATAGTTAACTAATCTACCATCAGGTTGTATATAATTAGGTCTTTTATCAAATATATTTATTATATCTTCTTTAGTAAATCTAACAACTCCATTTTTAGATACATTTCTATCAACGAATCTTTGAGCACCATGCCAAGATAATTCAATATTTTCTTTTCTAAAATTATAATAAGTTGACTTAATTTTCTCTTTATAAGTATCAGACCACTCTTTATTATTTATAGAATCAATAGTAGAGTATTCCCTTTGTTTTATATTCCATGACTTACTATCATTATACTTTAATTCCTGGAAGTCCACAAAAGATTTAGGGCTTTCTTTCCCCAGTACTTCTTTATATAAAGTATGTTGTTTCTTATCACTATATCTATTCTTTATCTTCTTTTCTTCTGCTAGTGCTTTAGGATCATTAGCTACATACTTATTATACCATTGTTCATACTTCATTTCAGCAGGTACAGTATAATTTTTTCCTGTTATCGGGTTTCTTGCTATTCTTTTTCCGGCTTCATCATCTTGTATATGAGGAATAGTAGTTGTCCTACAAAACCAATGAAATGGTGGAGAGTTTACTCCTGTTAGAGCTTTCTTAACATCATATATCTTTCCATCCTGCCTTCTACATATATCAGAGGTCTTTAAATCTAATGTAGCTAGTATTTCATATTTTTCTATTCCATCCTCACTATATCCTTTAAGTGTGGCCTGTTCAACTATAAAAGCATTTTCCATCTGTAGTAATCTATATGCTTCATGCTCTTTATTACCAAAATGGTGAGCAAACCCTTCTGATAACTCTTTAGGGTTAGTTCCTTTTATAATAGTATCCATTAGACTATCTTTTAACTTGAAAATCAAATCATCCTTTTGTCTCCATAGCCTATCACTATATGAAGCCCCACTAAATGGATAGTTTATCAATTCTTCTACAGCTCTATTACTTATCTGTGCAAACTCACTATGAAAGCCTTTATATTGTTCTATATTAAATATAGTTCTATAATATTGGTCCTTGTATATCTCTATAAATTTATCTGTTCCATATGCTTCATAATCAATATCATAGAGATTATTTAATATAGCATCTATCTGCATTTCTAATGCCTGATATCTTGTTATTCTCGCTCTCATAGACATATTCTCTAACTCTAGATTAAACTCTCCTATAGAATCTAAAGCTAATGCCTTAAACTTTCCAAGCTCATCCTTTAGTTCTTTAAGCTCATCAAAGTTTAGTTCTTCCATTGCCACATCATAGGTCAATTCATTATTATCAGCATATCGAATATAGAAATTATTGATTACACTATGAATACTTTTTTTAGCTCTCCTAAAAGACTTTACTAAACCATTATGAAACTCAATAATATCTTTTTCAGATTTTAAGAACTTTGCTTCTTGCCTTTGTTTCCAGTACTCACTATTCTTCATCTACTTCACTTCCACTATTTCTATTACCAAAGTCTAGATCAGGCTCAAGTGAATTTTTTCTTTCTTCTTTTTTTCTACTCTCTTCTTCATCTACATCTCCAACATATGGGTGGTGTTCAAGAAGTGTCTTATCAGATACTATACCTTTTGAGTTTCTAATATTAGTTATAGTATCCGTTTCATTTATTATCATACTTCTTACAAAAGTTACTTTAGCCTTTTTAGGATCATAAGTTCCTTGATTTATTGTTTTGAAATACTCAGCTATAAACCAAAATATATATTTAAAGGCCTTCTTAAACTTTCTTTCCATCTGATCACATTTTAAATCTAATGCAGAGTATAAGAATTGAAGAGCTATACCACTTGGACTATTACCAAACTTATCAGTATCCATGTCTACACCTTGACCAAATATATAGACATCTTTTTTTATTCTATCTAGATGCTTCTCTACTGCATCTATTTCTATATCTGGACTTAACTTATCAACTCCACCATCAGTATCAACCTTTATTGCTTTATATAGCTTTAAATCATTTAAGAACTCACCTAAATCAGTACCTCCATAATTCTTAAGGATATAAACAAACCTCGCAATATCATCTAATGTGTTAGATGTATCCGAGGTATTTTTATCGTAGTCATCTATTAATGATTTAAAATAAGTTAGGTCATTAAGCTCTCTAGTATTATTCTTAAAAGGTATAAAAGGAACTCTGCCCCATCCTTTATATTCTGAACCATTATTTATTTTAAAATGTCCAATTGGTTCACCCTCTCCTGGAGCTTCAACATCAGGTATCATTGACCCATTAAAATATGTGTAGTATGTTACATCATCTTTAGTCCAATACTCTACTTTCTTTACATCTTTTCTCTCTTTTCCCTCATATGTTTCAACATAGTAAACCCTTATGATAGCTTCAAGCGTCTTGTGTGAACTTTCCTTCCATACTGGAATAATCTTTTCACTATCATGTTTTTCAAACTTTAAACTTCCTTCTTCATCTATATAAGGCTGTAGCCATGCTATACCTTTGTTAGAGCTTTCTATTCCTATCTCCTGTATAGTATCGTCAAATTCATCATCTAGTATTTCTATAAGTTTCTCCTGGAACTTCTCGTCATCTGCAGCTATAATCGGAGACTTACCTAATAAATAATTCACCTTCTCATCTACTAACAACTTAGCGAAACTATGAGATAGTTTATTATTGGGCCTTTCTGTATCCTCCACCTTAGACTCATTTACATACTTATATAGCTTTCTTTCATTAATATCATTCTCATTTTTATAGTACTTTTCACCTGTAAGCATATCTTTTCTAGTTTTGCTACTCTCAAAGTCTTGTATATAAGTATGTATTACATCCTCTTTACTCATAGGCTGACTAGCTGGCTTTATTATATTACTTAAAAATCCCATGATTATCTCCTTTCTTATTTTAATACTGACATACTACTTCCTCTAATTTCGTCCTCCATACCATATCTAACAGCATCAATAGTATGGTTGTTTTTATCTGGATACTCTCCTTTTAAATTACCTTCTTTATCTTTTTCTATTTCATACCCTACAAATTCTCTTTTAGCATTAGGGCACCTTACAGGATCTATTATTATCTCTTCTATTTCTTCAGACAAAAATTTAAGACCATGCTCTACTGAGTCTGGTCCTTTCTTTGCACCTATAATATTTAATCCTAATCTTTTAAATTCACTTATTGTTCTAGGCTCTGCACTATCAGCAGTAACTCTTTTATTAAGTGGATTTAACTTCTTAATTTCTTGTACCGCTTTACTATTACTTAATTGAATCTTATATATTTCACCAAATATATATAATCTCTTTCTAGTCTTATCATAGTGCATTAACATATAAGCTAATGGATCAGCAGCATAACCAAAGTCTAATCCATTCTTTAATCTATCAAATATCTTTATTTCTTCGTCTGATATTTCTCTTATAGTTAAGTTTCTAAATACCTCTCCACCAGTTCCAGTAACTGCTCCTAAGTAATCATGCTCATACTTAGTTGGATTAACTTTCTTCATATGCTCTGCTTCAATTATGAACTGTTCACCTAGCCATTCTTTAGGAACACTTCTGTAATCACTATGATGTATATATTTATCTTTTCTCTTCTCTACTACTTCCTGGTTACACCAATTCCTTTGACTTTCAGGAGGGTTAAATGAATAGAATACACAAAATTTAGGTCCACCTCTTAAAATAGATTGATTAATTGTATCTATTTTACTCTTGCTTTCAAACTCATCAACCTCTTCATACCAAAGATACTTAATATATCCCTTAGGTACTTTAGTAGACTTAACTTTCTTAGGATTATCAGCACCTTTAAATCTTATTACTTGTCCAGTAGGTTTATAAGTTATTGTTAGTTTCGCTTCTGGTACATGCCATTCATCACTTACACCTAATGTATCTATTGCCCATTTAATCTGGTCTCTTACTGATTCTGATAGAGTATCCTTTACTCTTCTTAATACTAATGCATTAGACATAATTCCTTGTTGTGCATCCTTCATTATACCTAAGACAATTTCTATAGAAATAAAAGAGGACTTCGTACTACCTCTACCACCTTTAAACCAATAGTGAGTGTGAAGTCCTTGTTTAATATCTTTATGCACTTCATAAAAACTTGAAGCTATTATACTCTTTAACTTAACCTTAATCATCTATATCATCTACTATCTGAACTTGTTGATTTCCTTCAACCTTAATATTCTCAGTAAATAACCTGTATCTCTTACCTAACAATTCAGCTGCCTTTGTTCTATCTTGCAATGAAGCATCTAATCCGAATTGGTCCTTTTCTTCTCCTCTCATTACCTTTGTGAGATATTGAAGAACCTCTTCTCCTTTTGCTATACGTTTATCCTCTATTTCTTTTAATCGTTCATCTATATATTGTTTTATGCTATCATTTGCTATCAGTCTTGATGAATTAGCTCTAGCACCTTTCTTGTTATATCCCGCTCTTATATAAGCCTCTGTAGCATTCCCTAGTTCTATATAGTAATCTACAAATGCCTTTTGCTTAGGTGTCATTTTATCCATTACTATCACCTGCCCTAAGTATTTCTATGAGTACCTTTAGCAAGTCTACTTTACTATATACTATATCTACAACATCATTTTCTTTTCCTCTAGGCTTTCCATAGTGAACTATATATTTAGTAATAGGCTGTCCATCATCACCATAAAATTGTTCATGATTTATCAGTGGCATCCAGCCTTTTGCTTTCAATGCCTTGGTTATTTTATTTATTAATGATTGTACTTTAGCCATAATGCCACCTCACTTTCTGTAAAATAAAAAGAACCCTAAATTACTAGAGTTCCTTAGTTATTAATTATTATCCCATGGATCTGGTTTATCAGCCATAATCCTGCCTCACTTTCTATATATAGTATACTTGCCCATATGATACACAATATATTACATATGAATTTTAAAAAACTAAGCTAATAAGATTCCTTGCTTTCTATTGTTTTTAAAAAACTATTATATTTTTGTTCTAATTTAGTTATTTTTTTAAATTCTTTTCCATCTATTTCGTTTAAATTATCATGCCTTGCAAATATACGAAAAATTTCATATATATCTATAACTTCTTCTACGATATCTTCATCACAATATTTTATAATTTCATACTTGACATTATCATAATCTACAAATTTTAAATATCGTTTTATTGCAGCATATTCATGATTACTCTTGTATATATTTTTTTTCTCTAAAAGTTGTGCCTTTTTCAAATAGTTTACATTGTCCTCTATTTCTTCCTTAAGAAGTTTAACTATTATTCTTATAGCAATACTCCTGCTTTTCTTCAATCTATCTTTTTCCTTATCAGCTTGTGCATCTAGTTGTTTCTCAGTTGCTTCCATAGCTTTTTTACCGCCATGTATTGCTGCAAGATACGTAGCTATTACAGTTATTATTGCTGGAACCAGACCTGTAAATGAATAAATAAATAATTCTGTTAATTCTTCTCTATATTCAGGAAAACCAGATACTATTTTATCTGTTAAAGTTGCATAACCTATTATTAAACATATATAAGTTATACCAAATGAAATAAAAAGAAACATTTTATCTATATCATCTATAATAAATTTTAATTGATATAAAAATAATTCAATAACTCCCAAAATCAAGTCAACTAACATTAAAATTATACCTATTAATTTTATCGTGAAAAATTTTTCTATATTACCATAAAAAATCAAGCTTAATCCAACTATAAATGCTATAACTACTACCCATGTAAATTTAGTAAAATTTATCTTGTTAAGTAGTTCTTTTATATATTTTTTGGAAAATTTCTTTTTAAACCACCTTTTAATTCTATCCATATCATTATCACCCCATAATAATTTTACAATACTTTCTAAAATATAACAATAAAAGACACCTATATTTCTATAAGTGTCTCTTAACAGTCTATTTATCGAAAACCTTAAATTCTTTATAATTGTCAATGAGCCAATTTTTTCCGTTCTTTGTTAGTTCCCCTTTTACTGATATTTCAAGATCCTTTTTATGAGCTTCACATGCATCCATGTAATCATAATCATTTAAGTCAACTTTAATTCTTCTATCCTTACCATCTACTTTTCCCTTAATAACTATATTTCTTTCTATTGATATCCCCTGTGAGTTTTTGTTATTACTTAGTCTTGTAATCTTACCTTTTACCTCAGTATTCATTGGCTTATTCTCTTTGTACTTTTCAGATATATTCTTTATAATATAAAAATCATCATTTTTTAAAACAACTTTATCTACTATACCATAAGGTTGTGGTAACTTATTTGACCATTTAACTGTAGATTCAATACTTAAATCATTATCTTCATTTTTTAAACTTAGTAATGCATCACACATATTTGCATTTAATCCACTCTTATACCCAGTCTTAAAAAGTTCTTCAGTATTACCATTGTCTCTTACTTGTATAACCTTTTGTATCCCATTTTGAATTCTTTTTATTACCTTCCTTTGATGCGATATATCCTGTATTATACCAGTATTATCAAATTCAATTTGATTTGCATAATCATTTTCTATTTCTATATTAAATATATAGCTGCCTACTTCAGTTTGCGCTAATTTATACCTTGATAACTCAATATGTGTATCTCTACTCGGTCTAAAAAAATATGGTCTAGGATTCTCTTCACTAAATATAGCTGATAAAATTAATTTTTTTAATCCTTCAACTATATTTGCACCATACTCCAATGGTATACTTCCATTTTCACATTCCTTAGACATAATCCTGAAACTCATTATATCCTTATCATTTTTTATTTCCTCTATTTCTTTATTATCAATAACATATAAATCACCACTATTGTTTAATATTCTTTCAGTTATAATATTAGAGCTTTTTCCGTATAACTCTGATAATAATTCAATAATATCATTGACTCTAATTGAATAATCCTTAAAATTACTACTAGCAGGAACTGTTATAGAAAAAGTATCATCATCTAATTTCTTCTTGTAAAGAAACACTTTTTTATTCGGAAAACTTTCGTCTAATTTCCACCCATCATTTTTTAAATAATTTCGAAGAGAATCAACAGTAATATTTTTCAAATTAATATTATTAATCATTATATTAACTCCCCTCTCATTACTTGATTCATCAGTTGTTTCAACGACTTTTCATCAAACTGCTGATTTTTAGGAATCCTTATTGTCTTTTTTTCTTTATTATTTGTTGGTTCTTTACCACGTAAATAACACCACCATGCACAGCAATTAAATATTGTTTTATCCTTATTCACATTAATCCATGTTTCTTTATCTCTAGGCAATTTATATAATATTAGAATTCTTGGAGTTCCTGTCTCTTCATCTACTAAATCATTATAATTTTTTGCTTCTAAATTATATTTAACTGCATCTCCCTCTTCTACAACATTTACTGAAGCTTTTAATTGAAAATCTAAATTAAACCCATTTGATACAATCCTACCATCTCTTACTTTTACACCTGAAAAAGTTCCATCTATACCATAATCATATTCATATTCTTTTATATTTAAACCAGTATAATAAGCTATTGCTTTTACATACTCTTTGCTTATTCCTTCTTTAATATGTTGTTCTGTTATTGTATCTTCAATATATTCTATAGTACTTTCTATATTTCCCATTTTAATCCCCCTCTTACTGAATTGTATAATATATTGAATATTATTACAATATTATGCATAAAAAAGGCACCTATTTTCATAAGCGCCTTTTTTATTGGGGTTTATGGGGAATTCAACTTTCTTTTACAATATAATTATAACATCTATAACTCTCTATATATTCTCGTTTTTTTCTCATTTTTTTCTCAGATTTTAATATAGAAAACTCCCTTCATGCTTTGCTATATCTTCCACTAAGTCATCCCTCATTCTGTAAGCCGTAGCTGTAGCAATATTTAATCTTTCAGCTATAATATTAACATTCATCTCATCTCTATATTTAAGCTCTATAAACTTTTTATTTTCTTGACTTAAGTCTTTTAAATTCTGTTCCATATGAGTTATAAAGCTTTCTGTATCTCTAAGCTTAGCTTTAAGTTTAAATAAATTTCTTATCTTTATAGCTCTTTCTTCTTCTAGTTTTCCTATAGCTCTCATTATTTCATTCTCTGCATAGCTTGTACTATTAGTACTTGTTTGTACTCTTTCATTAATTCCCATCCCTGGTTGATAATAGTCTATCTTAATATTAGTATTTTTAATATCATATTCTATAGATTCAATTTGTTTCTCTAACTGATCTATTCTAACTCTGATATCATTAAGTTCTTTTTTTTTCTCTAAAATAGCTATATAGCTTACCTTCTGTCTTTCTAAATAGTTCTTTATTCAAGTCTTATCTCCTCCAGTTCAAACTCGACTCTCTCCAGTTCTTCTGTATATCTCTTAAGTATAGTAAGTTCTATAACTTGGCTATCATCCTTAAATGCTATTCCATTCAAACTATCTAAAATTATCTTTGCAATATTATCTCCATCTGGCTTTTTAGTTGGATATTCTACTCCTTCCTTTATTGACTTTATTCTCTTTTTAGAATAACTACTCATTATTGGGTAATAGGCTGTTATTCTAGCTTTAATTGGTCCATCTAAGTATTTTCCATCTTGCTCCCTGTAATTAATTCTTACCCAATTCTCATAGTTAACTGTATCCTTTGGAGTCATAGCATGTCCATTAAATACTCTTGGTCTAGCTTTACCTTTTATCTTTCCTTCGACTACTATCATCTTTTCCCTCCGCATCATTACTAACAAATATATATTTCTCTAAAAACTCTATTAACTTCATAACTTATTTCCTTCTTTATTTCATTAAATTTGAATAAAAAAATACCGCATATTTATCTCTGAATAGTACGGTATTGTTATTAAATTAATAATTCAAATGTAATCATTACTAAAATATATAAGTGTTAATCAAAATATTCTCCAGTATCAAATCTAGCTCCGCAAGCACAGCAAGTATACTGAAATGTTAACCCACCATATTGAGACATTTTATAGGCCCCATCATCCATATTGCCACCACATCTATAGCATATCATTATATCTGAAAGCTTTTCTATTTTATTTACTACTTCATCGCTAATAGCATCTCTTTCAATTTTATTTAGAGCCTCACCAATATTAATGAAATAACTTATTTTATTTTCTTCAAATTTCATTTTTAAATCTTCATGGATTATTTTAGGATTGCTAATACTACTAAAATCTTCTTTATTGGCTGTTACAAATATCACATTTCTTAATGAGTGCTTCTTTATATAATATATCGAATTTAATAGTAACAATGTATCAGCCATACTACTTTTTTTATGATGTGGAGCTTTTTTCATAAGTCCCCATTCAACAACTTCAGTTGCTACTTCTTTGTTTGGACAAATTCTTTTAGTAGTTGGATAGCTAAATAATGCTTCAATCTTTCTAATTAATTCTTTAGCTTTTTTTTCTACTTCATTTTCTACTTCAACTTTTGACTTCAGTAAATCTTCAATAATTTTTTGTTTATCTTCTTCCACTAAAACTAAAAGTTCTTTAACATTTTTTAATTTACCTTGTACTGATTTTTTATTTAAATCAATAATTTTATCTTGTTTATGCTTGTCCCACTCATTTTTAACTATGTCAGGTAATATTATACGTACTTTGTCACTTTTTACAAAGTTAGTCAATTGATCAATAACTTCTGTATTTATAATATCCTTACCTATATTTAACCATACACATGTATCTATAATTAAGTAATACATATTTCACCTCATCAATAATTATTCTAACATTTACTATTGTTATGAATAAAATTATAACATTTATTATATAAAATATAAAATATAAAAGCATTATCAAAATTTAAAAATATTTATATGATTTAAGAGATAAAACAATCAATTTTCAATACCATACTATTCAATTTTCAAAGAACTTTTTACTATATGATTGTCATATGAGAATACCACCTTGTAGCAATGCTCCCATATGATCTTATTCCTAGACTAGGAGAGTATATTAATCATCTTTTCCATAATTGATTCTCCTTATTATTTATTTAAAATGGCATATCCGAATTATCTTCTTCTCCAAAATAATCTCCTGGAATGCTGCCATTATTCTGCTGAGTTGTTTGTTCATTCTTATTCCCAAACTCTAAGAAACTCACTTCATCAGCTACAACCTCAGTAACATACCTTCTTCCTCCGTCTTTAGCTTCATATGACCTAGTTTCAATTCTTCCAGCTACACTTAAAAGCTTACCTTTACTCATGTAGTTCGCAGTGCTTTCAGCTTGTTTCCCCCAAACTACTATTGGTATAAAATCAGCTTCTGGTTGTCCTTCTTTTTTAAATCTTCTGCTTACTGCTATTGTAAATGTACATACTGCAGTTCCTGTGCCTGGTGTAAACTTTAGCTCTGGATCCTTAGTTAATCTTCCAATTAAAACTACCTTATTCACTAAAACTCACCTGCCACTACTTGTTTAATCTCTGCTATTCTCTTTTCAAATGCTGCAAGTTCATCTGTCTTATATTCTTCAACATCTGCTATACTTGTGAATTGTAGCTCTCCTACAGTTACTCCAACTTGATCTATACTGTACTTCCCGAACTCACCTTCAACTATGATTTCCTTACTAACAACCTTTAATTTGCTTTCCACCTTTGGCTCCTCCTCTTTTTTACTTTCTGGCTTAACTTCCAACTTGAGCTCTTCTTTTGATTCTTGTTTAATTTCAGTTGTTGCATTTTCTGCAACTACTGGATCCTTTGGTTCTTCTTTAATCTCTGGGAATATATGCTCAGCTGCTGCAATTATCTGTTTTTCTTCTTCTGTAATTTTCTCTTGTGTTACATCTTCTTTCATTTCTTTCTTAACCTTCTTATAGGAATTTACTAACATAGCTTTACTTAAAGTAGGAAATTGTGTTCCTAATATAACCAATGCCTTACTTTGGTTCATACCATTTTTAATTAGTTCCTCACACTTCTTTCTAACCTCTTTAGTTATCTTTTCTATTTGCTTTGCTGCCATTTCATCATTCCCCCTATTTTCCTTATAAATATCATTTAATACATCTCTGTATTCTGTTACTAAATCATCTATAATCTTTAATTCTTTTAATACTTCATCTTCAGTTATATTTTCATCTTTAAGATACATATAAGCCGATAAACACGTATCCATGATAGTAATATATCTTGATATCTGCTGTTCACATTCCAACTTACTTCTTTCAGAAGTTACTGCATCTATAAGCCTTAATTGAGCTGGATTGAAAGATTTCATAAGTTTAATATTTTCTTTTAATTCTCTTTCCTTAGCTCTTCGCTGTGACCTTGGTAATCCTGTAAGTTCTGCTCTTGCAGTTTCATAGAACTCTTCATCATTCATGTTTTTTATTTCCTCGTTGGTAACCATGTTATTCCCCCTTTCTGCTAATATCCTTCTGCCTGTCTACGATAATTTTCAGAGTGTTTTCGGATATAAGCATGTTCTATATCTTCTGAGGTGAATTGAAGACTATTTGCAACGGATAAGAGAAAATGAAGCACATCTGCAAATTCATCTAGTATTCTTTCCTTACCTTCATCCTCTTTAGTGCTCCAGTACTTAAAACACCTGGTAGCATTAGCTAGTTCTCCAACTTCCACACTTAAAGCTAATAACTTTTTATCTAATACAGATCTATTCCATTCATCTAACTTTTCATTATCAGATTGACCTATTTGTTTAGCAGCTAAATATCTATCAAAGGATTTCTGCATTATAAGTAACTCTTTAATGTCCATATATCCTCCTACTTAGTAATCTTTAATGTTGGTGCTAGATAGATAACTCTAGCAACTTGTTTATTGGTATTACTATTTATATCTTCTTTTGTTTGCTCTAGAGTATTTTCTAGAGCCTCTTTACTTGATTTAATGTCATAACTTACTGCAGCTACATTGCTTGCTAATGTACCAATGCTATCAACCAGAAAATTGTTTCCCTCTTGTATTTCCTTAGAAGTTCTATTGCTTTTAATCTCTATAGAGTACTCTAAGCTTTTCCAATAGTCTTTTTGCTTGTCCATCTTCTTGTCTATACCATTTAATTTCTTTTCTAGGGTAATATGTCCCATAAGAACTAAAACACCTATAACACCTATTCCTAAGCCTAAAATTATATTCATTTCTAACTACCTCCTAATCCTCATGAGTATAATATGTTTCATACTCGTAATCTTCATCACATTCTCCCTGATCTAATACAATTTTTGCTCCCGAAGAATATATCTTGAACAAAAGCTTATCTAGTCCATATAAACCACCCATTATTTTTTTAGTATTTATCTCACTACCTTTAAGCTTTATGCTGTATGGCTTTCCTTCACCATCTATGTCAATTTGATAATCACATTCGTATTTTCTATCTTTTTCTTCTTCATCCAAGTAAATGTGCTTATACCCATTACCAGCATCCACAATTATTAATCCGATTCTTTCATCATAATCAAATTCGTATTCTTCCTTACAAGATTCTCCTTTTAGAGCTGTTATTATTTCAGTAAGCATATATTCATCTTTAGTATCCTTTAGCATCTCATTCATACTTTCCTTAATTTTATCTATACCTTGAATAGTTATTGCCTTATCTAGTTGCTCCTGTACTGCTGCTAATACTAATCCGTTATATCCTTCCATTCCCAAATTTCTAAAATTAATGTTTAGATTTTCTTCTATGTGAGTTTGAAGATTTTTTCCAAAATCACTATAACTTCTAAATACATCCTCAACTATACTTTTTATTGTTTTTTCTAAAGTATCTTTAACCACTTTCTCTACGTAGTTTTCCTTTTCCATTTCAACCAAAGTATCATTTACTATTTTATTTAAATCAATCATCTTTCTACCTCTTTTCTATATTTCTTTTAATCTAACTACTACTTTTTTACCTAGTAATATATCTAGCTGCTCCTTGAACTTAGTTTCAATTATTTCTTTTGCTAATTCATAACCTACTAACATAACTATTTCATTTTCCTTATCCTCTATCTCTGTATGCATGAACCAGGTCCTATAGGTATTCTCTGACCACTGGTTAAATATAGTTTCATGATACGGAGTAGGAAAGGATAGAGGTGGAAGTGAAGGAGGTTTTTCTTTCCCTTCTTCTCCTTCTTTTCCTTCTTCCTCATTCTTATATAATTCTTTATCATTCTTGTTTGTGTCCCTCTTATTGGGACTTATCTGGGACTTATCTGGGGAGGGTGTTGTCCCTTCTGTTGTCCCTACCGTTGGGGCATGTGTTGGGACTTCGTTGTCCTCTCCGTTGTCCTTTTTGTCATCTGAAATTGCTTGAAAATCCTTGTAATTACTCACTTTAATCGTTGTCCCCTTTTTTGAAGTTTTTAGAGAAATCATGTTATCATTTTGTAATAATTCAAGAAATCTTTTGACCGTTTTTCTGTCCACTTTCCACCGCTCTGACAACTTAATTATTGAAGTATGAAAACTCCCTCTTTCAACTAAAATAAGCTCATTTCCGATAAGAATTTTCCTCTCCTGGTGGTTAGCCTGAAGAAGGATATCTAACCACCATTTTAATTTTTGAGCATCTTCCCATATCCAGTTTTTACGTATTGCTCTATGGAGCTTTATCCATCCTTCTGCCATTACTTCACCTACTTGTTAACTAAATTACATGCCTTATCACAAAATTGAAGAAATCCACATTCATCACAATTACATTCATCACAACTACTGTTTTTAAATGTTTCTAATATTTCATAAGCCTTTGCCCACTTCTCTACTTCATGAAGCATGTCCTTAACATCTTCCATATGCTATTCCTCCAAATATCTACCCTTACTCTTAACTAAATACTCATAACCATTATCTTTAAGGAATTGGCTTAACTTAGTTATATTCTCCATAGTATGAATTACTTTAATATCTACAAAGTAAAGAGGCTCTTCTTTCTTAGGTTCAGTTTGTGGTTGAATTACATCTTCCTTTTTAGGTACTTCTTGTTGCTTAGGAACTTCTACATTTTCTACTGGTTTTGGTTCTTCTTTAGGTCTCTCAGCCTCTCTAATTAGTTCAGCTCTATCATTTATCTCTTTAATGATTCTTGCTGCATCCCAACCAAAATCTATATACTTTTGAAAGTCCTCATATTTCAATGGTGTTTTTATAGTTTTATTTATGCTTTCTAATGTAGTTTCTATAGTTCCCTTAAGCATTTCATATTTAGCTTTCTCCATGCTTTGTTCATTCTTAAGCATATTCCCTCTTAGCTCTATATCTTCTCTAACACTCTTTACGCTTCCATTAAGGTTTAAATATTTATCTAGCACAGTTAATCTACTTGCATACTTTTCTTCTAGTCCTAATGCTTGTACACATTCATTTATTAACTCTATTGCCTTAAGTTTCTTTTCATCTCTTCGCTTATTATCAAAGACTAAGATTCCATCTTTTATTGGTTTCTCTGCCTCTTCTACAAGTCCAATTAACTCCTTACATTGCCCTTCAAATGCCTTGATAGGTTTTTCCATATCTCTTTTAACAGCTTTCCTATAATCATCAATTTTATTTCTAACTCCTGCTAATTCCTTTTGAGTAGCCTTACAATCCTTTAACCCTTCTTCTGTAACTATTATTCCTTTGTACTTTTCTGTAGTTTCTATTAATGAAGCCTTTACTTCCTCAAAGTTCATATTTATTATTGGTAACTCTTTCTTTAAAACTATCTCTTTCATTTACATATCCTCCTAAAAATTAAAGTTTTCTTCTTTCTTCTTTTCTTCCTGTTTCTCTTTTTTCTCTCTTAACATGTTTATACACTCATGTAGCATTGAGTTTTGAATACTCTCAACTTTATCAACATTGGCCCATGCTAAGAATTTATTAATATCTGTTCCAGTTTCATCTATAAGCTTTTTAATAGTCATTACTGCAGCTTTACCTATTTTAGCTTTTCCTTCTTCTGCATCCTGGTCTATCTCTCCACCATCAATAACATCACTTTCAGCTATTTCAAAGGCCATTAGATATAAATACCTTCTAGCATAACTTTGTGATCCACCTATGTTTTGTATACTACTGCAACCTTTTAATGAAGCTATCTCTATAGGTGTAGACCATCTTCTTTTTTCTTCATTCTTATCTGAGTCTATTATTTCTAATGTTGCTAGTTCTGATGTAAATTGAAATTCACAATAAAGTCCTAATCTATCGCATATTTCATTAATATGAGGTAAAAAATCACCAAGTTCAAAGTATTTATAGTTAGAAAACTTATTGTATCCTGTTTTCTTTAGTTCTTTGCTTTGGAGCTCTACTCTAGCTCTTTGAATCTTTTGATATATATTTAGTTTCTTAGCTGTCTCTTTTACTTCTGACATATACATTCCCCCTTATAATCTAAATCTCTAATAGTGTCACATGTGCCCTCGTTGTAAATTTCTCCATTGTCTATACCTTCTCCAGGTGCTATAATGGTTTCAAAGTTATTTTTGTTAAGGTCGCTCGCTTTGCTTTGGTCGGTAAGCTTGCGACTTTTCTTTTGTATTTCATTTAAAAGTTCTTCTGAAATTATTGTTTGCAAGTCTCCTCCTTCTGTTCTTAATCTCTCTTGTGTTTTCATAGCTACTTCTTTAGCTATATCATTTATGATTTTAAGCATCATAGCTTGTCCTCCTAATAAATCTTATCTGCTATTAAAAATAGTGCTCCGAATATTAACCATGTTGCTAGACTACCTAAGATGTAATCTATTATTTTTTCTTTCTTAGACACTTTTATAACCTTCCTATCTTCTTAATACAGCTTGGACAAATATTCTTTCCATCAAAGGTCTTTATATCCTTACCTTCACCGAAGAAGATACACGTAGGTTCATATTTCTTTAATATAACCTGGTCACCATCCACATAAATTTCTAATGGGTCCTTAATGTCTATTCCTAAAGTTCTTCTTAGTTCTACTGGTAATACTACCCTTCCTAAGTCATCTACTTTTCTTACTACTCCTGTTGCTTTCATTTAAATTTCCTCCTCTATATTCTGATTTGAGCGTTACAACCTTTAACCATTAAATCTAACTCTCTGCTAGGCTTCCAATCTATAATTACCTTTCTAGCAAATTCTAAATCTTTAACTGATGTATTTTTATAACTATTAACCTGTAATACCCTCTTGTAATCTTTCCAAATCTGACTAAAAGCTTTTTTATTAAGTTCTCTATATGCTGGTGCATCTTTTCCACCTAAGGCTTGTACTACAACTCTCTTTGCTAAAGAATTTAATTCTTCTTGCTGTGCATAATCAATTGTCATAGTGTTTTCTAGCTTGGACACTCTATTATCAATTTCTATTGTTCTTTCATCTAAAGTAAATATTGCCTGTAGCTCTTTAGATAATTTAGGTTGTTCTGCTCTCATATTGAAATATCCATCAACTAATTTTTCATATTGTTCCCAAGCAACATCATCTTCTAAAATCTTAAGTAACTTTGCATATCCTCTTTCAGATAGTAGATAAATATTAGAACTTGCATTAATTGAGTTCCTAGTATAAATTCCGCTTTCGCACAAATCGATAGCGAATTTACTTCCTTTAAAATCAATAATATCTACATTGTTTTTAAATCTTTTTTTATTTCTATTTATTGCTTCATTTATTCTCCCTGTATCTCTTCCATGAATACTTGCAATATCTTTAACTAACATTGCTTTTTTACCTTTGCCAAAACCTCCCTCGATATCATGGAATTTCATTCCATCAATTTCTTTTAAGCCATTAATTTTAATTGATTCGTTCATTTTAAATCCTCCTCATATTTCTTTACCCTCACGTTGGAGCCGCTTTGATACTTTTACCCTCGCACTGGAGCTACTTGAATACTAATTTAATTCTTTTATATTGTTTAAATTTGATAAATCCTTTCCTTCTGCCCATTCTAAAAATCTATTTATTTCCGAATTTCGTACTTTAAGGCTTTTAAGTTTTATAGATTTTAATAATCCTTTTTCTATTAATTCATAAACAAAATTTCTATTACTAGCTACACCAAGTCTTTTGGCAGTTTCTGCAACACTTAATAAATAATCTTCCAAAATTAATCCTCCTTTTTAAAATCATCTTCCGGAAAAAGTTTATCTAGTGGAACTTCTAAAACATCTGCAATTTTACGAGCGTTCATAAGGCTTGGAACCGCTCTCCCGTTCATAATTTCATAAAATGATGAAGTGGATAACCCTACCTTTTCTATAACATAAGTAGTTTTCATCCCCTTTTTTTGAATTGTTTCTTTTATCTTATTGTTCATAACTTCACTCCCCTTCAAACGGTTATCCGTAATTTATATTCTTATAATACATCCGTTATTCCGTTTAAGCAAACATTTTTATACGGAATAACGGTTATTAAAGGAAAATAACTCGCTGTATCTTCGATTTTCTTCGGTTTTCTGTAAATTACTATTTACTTTACCGAAATTAAATGATATTATATTCCTGTAAACCGAAATAAAAGGGAGATAAAGAATGAATACAGGTGAATTTTTAAGAAGTTTAAGAGAGAAAAATAATCTAACACTTAAGGAACTTGCTGATAAAAGCGGTGTAGGACCTAGTACTATTTCTGATATAGAAACAGGGACGTCCACGAATCCTAGAATGGGTACTTTAAAAAAGTTAGCTGATGCTTTAGATGTATCAGTAAATGATTTCTTTAATGATAGTGAAAATAAAACTTCATCTATTTCAAAAGAACTAACATCTAAAGACTATAAAGATATATCTAAAGATTTGGATAATATAATGAAAAAACTTGATAACCAAGAAGATGGTCCACTTTATTTTGATGGTGATGAATTAGATGATGAAAATAGAGAATTATTTAAGGATGCTTTAGAATTTGCACTAAAGACAATAAAAGTTAGAAATAAAGAAAAATACACCCCCAAGAAGTATAAAAAATAATTATTTATAGCGTTAGGGGATGGGGATTATGAAAAAAATAATATTAAATATAATTAATAAATTAGCAGAAAAATATGATACATGTGAACCTTGTGAGTTAGCTGATTACTTAGGCGTAGTTATAATAGAAAGACCATTAGGCGATAAACTTGGTGCCTATATGTACATTAAGAAAACTAAAACTATTTTTATTAATAGTTCTCTTGATGAAGCACTAAAAAGAATAGTGTTAGCTCATGAGCTTGGTCATGCCATTCTTCATAAAACTCAAAATTGTTATTTTATGAAAAATAATACTTTATTGCTAACAAGTAAATTTGAATGGCAGGCTAACTTTTTTGCTGCTAATTTATTAATTCCAGATAGTTTATTAAATAACTATTATGGTTATACAATAAATGAAATTAGTACTATCGAAAATATACCCGTAGAATTACTAAAACTTAAATTTGACTTAATTTAAATTAAGTATATATTTTTTTTATATTTTTATCGAACATAAGTTCAAAGGGAGGTACTATTATGCAAGGAAGTATAAGAAAAAGGGGTAATACCTGGTCCTATCAATACTTCTTGGGAATAATTGATGGAAAAAAGAAATATAAATCGAAAGGAGGGTTTAAGACTAAAGGAGAGGCTAGTAAGGCTTTGTCACAAGCTATATGCGATTTTGAAAATGAAGGATATGTGGAACCTAAAAAAGTAACAATGGCCACAGTATCATTGAAATGGCTTGACGAATATGTTAAGCCGTTACGCAAAATATCAACTTATAATAGATATAGAGAGATTCTAAACAATTATTTAATACCTTACATTGGCAATATGAACATTGTGGATATTAAACCTTATAATGTAGAACGTATGTTATCTACTATAAAAGCTGAGCATAATATTAGTGGTGCTACGATGCAATCTATATACACCTTATTAAAGACTATAATGAATAGAGCTTTAGTATGGAAATTAATTAGAGACAATCCATGTAAATATGTTGAAAGACCCAAAAGAGATAAATTTATACCTGATACATTAGATCAAAATGATATTCATACAATATTTAACCATTTAAATTTAGATAAAGAAAATGATTATATATTTTTTATAGGTCTAAGAATAGTTTTAGAACTCGGTTTAAGACGTGGGGAACTTTGCGGGCTCGAGTGGTCCGATATTAATTTTAAAGACAAAGTTATTAAAATATCAAATAATATGATCTATAGTAATGGTCATGTATATGTTGGGAGTTTAAAAAATGACGATAGTTATAGAGTCCTTACTATATCTGATGATTTAATAAATTTATTAGGTGAGCTAAAAGAAAAGCAGTTAAAGCAAGCTGCTACATATGGAGAATTTTACAAAACTAATGTTTTTAATGATAAGAATTATGATTTTATTCTTAAATGGTGTGATGGTAAACATGTTCATCCTATGTATTTTACTAACAAACTACCTAAAGTACTAAAACAGTGTGGTATAAATAAAAAAATAAGATTTCATGATTCTAGACATACTAATGCCACTTTATTGTTACAACAAAATACTGATCTTAAAACTATTCAAGAGCGTCTAGGTCATGGTGATATAAGAACAACAATGAATATCTACTCTCATGTTACAAAAGAAATGCAGATTAAAGCCACTGATAGAATGTCTGAAATTCTAAAATTTTAG